TCGCCCTAATCCTCGACATTCGGAGGCTGGTCGCCAACCTGGCCGAGCTACAGGTAAACCCGGTCATCACGGTTGCGGCCGCGCAGGCCCTAGAGGACGACGAACTACGACAAGCCCGGATCATCCTGGCCGACCAGTTGCTGACGGCCGCCCGGGCGATCAACGGGAGGTAACAGACTGTGAACCTCGAACTACCGGCCCCGATCGTCGACACGACGGGGCGGCCGCTATGCGAGCGGTGCGGTAAGCCGGTCGACCCGGCCGGTAAGGACGTGTTCTGCCAAGTGATCGGATGGGTACAAAACCGGTCGGGTGGAGGCGGTCACGCCGTCGCCGATCGGCGCGACCTCGGGCTATACCGTCATTCCGGTTGCCACAAGCACGGGGGGGAAAGTCTGTTTTGAGTTTTCCACAGTTTCCACAACATATTCCCCAACCACGGCGGCCGACCGTCGGCGTTTCGCTCCGGTCGAAACGGCGAAGCGTCGCCGGTTGGCCGTCTTGATCCTACACAGGTTGTCAAGAGGTTTGGAACAGGGATTTCGACAAGTTATCCGCCAAAAACCCGGAATACGACGGTGCCATTTCGGTATACACGCCACCTTATCCACAAGGATACAAACGTGCGAGCGATCACACTACGGCAGGCGATCACGTGCGAGTCGGCGATTAATCACCGTTGCCGCTGTCGATGCGGGGGCGCGCTGCATGGCGCGGGCCGGTTCGAGGTCGCCGCGTCGTTTCATGACCTCGACGCCGACGATCCGCATCACGTCGCCGTCGATCGCCGTCGTGGCAGGCAACTGTCCCTCATAGACGACCTACCGCCGGGCGTGCGCCTCGACGTGGCCCGATCGCGGCCCGCGATGCATACGAATAGCCGCACGCCGGGTAGTGACGACGTAGAGGCCCACACGGGTGTCTATGAGGAAATGCGGTTAGCGGTCTAATGCCTCTCGGTCTACGTCCGTTCCTGGTCATCGCGGCCGTGGTTGCCGCGTTCGTGCTGTCGTTCGTCGTCCTGCTAGGTCACCCGTCCAACGAGGTCGACCTACTGGCGTGGACGGGCGTTGCGTTGGCGGCCGGGCTGCTGGTCCTGGTCGTACCCGACCGACCGTGAAGCGCACCGTTCGTACTCGCCGAGTGTGGTTCCTCGACGGTACGTCGATCGTCGAGGACACGCCGCGCCATAGATGGTGGCAGGCGTTCGCCGGTTACTACGAACTAGGCGGCCGCGTATGGTGGACGTTGTGACCACGCACGACCCGCGGTACGGATCGCCCGAGTGGAAGCGCATACGTCGGTGGGTGATCGACCGCGACAACAACCGTTGTCAGATGGCCGGGCCTAACTGCAACGGTTGGGCAACGACCGCCGATCACATCGTGTCACCGTTGGACGGAGGCGCGTTCCTCGACCCGGTCAACCTGCGGGCCGCGTGCAAGCCGTGTAACTCGCGGGGGGGTGCACTCCGCGCGCAGGCAGGGGGCCGCCGCCGGGTAGTGGATTATTCGACCGGGGTGGCCGGGTACCTGACCCGGTTTTGACGGTGGGGGTCGCGCGTCGGCGCGGCGTTTTTCCCGGGGGGCGCGTTTTAGTGGGGGTACGGTCGCACCATCCCACGATTCTTTCGTTTTTTTCTCTCGATCAACCCTGGTCCGGCCGGGTCCGACCTGAAACAATCGAAACGATGCCGAGTCGGGAACGAAAGGGCCGAGTCGAGGCCGCTTTGGACAACGAGCTATCCGGCATGGCCCGTCGCGAGGTCGGATCGGCCGCCCGGGCCGCCCTGCGGTCCCAAGCCCGGGCGATCGACACGGCCGAGGCTATGGCCGACCCCGAGCTAGTGACGAAGGCAAACGCCGTCTATCTCGAAATGCGACATGCCGAAGGACTACGGCCTCTCGATGCCTCCCCAACCGACCCGTTCGCCGACCTCATGGCCCGACTCTCTCGGGCCACGTCCGGCAGTAGCGACACGCCGGACCCCTAGCCGCGCCACGTTCGGCCCGGCCGTCGCCGCGATCGCTGAGGCCTACGGTAAGCCGCTCATGCCCTGGCAACGCCACGTTGCCGACGTCGGCCTAGAGGTCGACGAGGACAACCGGTTCGTTTACAAGCTGATCGTCGTCACCGTCCCGCGCCAGTCCGGCAAGACGACCCTGTTCGGGGCCGTGTTGGATCACCGGGCCCTCGTCACGCCCCGGGCCCGTTGCTGGTTCACGATGCAATCGGCGAAGGACGCCGTCGACTGGCTCACCAACGAGCATTGGCCCCTGTTGTCGCCGTTCGGGTCGGAGGCCCACCTACGCCGGATGGCCGGGTCCGAACACGTCCGCTGGAAAAGGTCGGCCGGGCTTATCCGACCCTTTCCACCGACCCCGGCCGGACTGCACTCCAAAACGTCGGACCTCGTCGTCGTCGATGAATGTTGGAAGTTCGACCTCATCGCCGGTAACAACCTCGACCAGGCCATTATCCCGACGCAGGCCACCCGGCCGAACGCGCAGGTATGGAAGGTCTCGACCGCGGGCGACGCCGGGTCGGTTTGGTGGTTGGGGACCGTCGAGGCCGGACGGGCGGCCGTAGCGGCCGAGCGGACGTCGGGCGTCGCCTATTTCGAATGGTCCTGTCCTGACGACCTCGACCCGTGCGACCCGGCGTCCTGGCCGGTCTACCATCCGGCCTACGGCCGCACGATCGGCGACGAGGCCATGCGGGCCGCCCTCGACCAAATGGGCCCCGACGGTTTCGCCCGGGCCTACGGCAACCGGTGGGTGTCGACCCTGACCCGGGTTATCCCGGTCGAGGCCTGGCGTCGGGCCCTCGACGATCCGGCCCCGTTGCCCGACGCGGGGTCGCTGGCGATCGGTTTCGACGTGGCCGTCGACCGGTCGGACGCGGCCATCGTGGCGGCCTGGCGTGACGGCAACCGGGCGTTCGTCGAGGTCGCCGACTACCGGCCCGGCGTCGGGTGGATCGTCGGCCGCCTCGCCGAGCTTGTCGAACGCTGGCGTCCGTTGGCGGTCGCCTACGACAAGGCCGGGCCCGCCCTCGACGTCGCCGACGCGGCCGAGCGGGCCGGTTTGGTCCTGTCCGGCCTCGGGCCCCGGGAGTACGTCGCGGCCTGCGCGGGTTTCCTCGACGCCGTGGCCGACGACCCGCCCCGGATCGGAATTCGCCAACACGCGGCCCTCGACTCGGCCGCGGCGTCGGCCGCCCGGCGTCCTCTCGGCGACGGTTGGGCGTGGGGCCGCCGGGTGTCGTCGGGGTCCCTCGCCGCCCTGACCGCCTCGACGGTGGCCCTATGGGGCTACGACCACGCCCCGGCCGACCTCGGCGAGTTCCGCGTGTTCTGATTCGCGCGCAGACTCCCCCTTGTAGTTGTCGCGGCCCGGGCCCGAAACGAAAGCGGCTACCGCGATCCTGGTCGAAAAACCGGTACTACGTGACGCCCACGAACACGGAGGAACGCCGAGGTTCAATCGCTCGCGTGGTACTCGTTTCGTTTCAACCGTTTTGATTGACTATGGCCGTGACGATGGTTTCCGGCTGGTCGATCGGCGGCCGGGGCGTGTCGCAACGGGACGGTTCGATCATCCCGCCGCCCGACGTCACCGCGGCCTATGGCTACCCGGGCCCCTATGTGTACGACGCCCGGACGGCCCGGCAGGTCCCGTCCGTGTCCCGGGCCTTGCAACTTTACGCCGGTATGTGTAAGCAAATGCCGATTGACGCCTACAAGTCCGGCGGTCAACCGTTGCCGCGGCCTCGCATCCTGGCCCGGCCCGATCCGCTGAACGCCCGGTCCTGGTTCGTCGGCGTGTCGGTCGAGGACTACCTACTGAACGGCAACGCCGTATCGATCGTCACGTCCCGGGGCGCGGACGGATGGCCCCTGTCGGTGATGTGGCTACCGGCCTCATGGGTTTACGTGTCTTGGACCCCACCCAATCCGACCTCGGTCATCTACACCTACCTCGGGGCCGTCCTGCCGACTGACGACGTGATCCACGTCAAGCGGGGCGCGGACCGCTTCTACCCGGTACGGGGCGTCGGCGTCGTCGAGGAAGGATTGTCGACCCTCGATCGGGTGGCAATGGAAGAAGGGTACGAACGTAACGTCCTGGCCGGGGCGGCCGTCCCATCGGTGGCGGTCATCACTCCCCAAGCGGTCCTGACGCAGGACGTCGCCGACGAGGCGAAGGCCCGGTGGAACGACAAATTCAGCGGCCCGACCCGGGAACCGGCGATCCTGCCCAACGGTACGCAGGTCGTCCCGCTGGCCTGGTCGCCCTCGGACGCGCAGATGACCGAGGCCCGGAAGGCCTCTCTCGTCGACATAGCGAATCTGTTCAACCTCGACGGGTATTGGTTGGGGTCGCCGGTCGCCGGGATGACCTACAAGACGGCCGGGCCGCAGTACCAACAGATTTTGAGGACGTCCCTCGAACCGGTATTGGCCGATTTCGAGGACGTATGGTCCGACGCGTGGTTGCCGCGCGGTACGACGATCCGGTTCGACCGTAACCAACTGCTCCGCGACGACCTGTCGACCACGGCCCTCGCCCTCTCGACGCTGGTCGCGGCCGGGATCATCACGCCCGCCGAGGCCGCCGCCTATATCGCCCTTCCCTCGGCCGGGGGTGGCGACCCGACGCAGTTGCAACAGGTCCCGGCCGACCCGGCCGCCCAACCGGTACCCGCCCTATCAGGAGGTCCCGCCCAATGACCGACCTTGCAACCGAGGTCCGGGCCGTCGAGGTCCACCTGGCCCTACGCGACGTCGAGAGGACCAGTAGCGGCCGGTTCAACTGGCTGGAAGGCCGGGCCGTGCCGTACAACGTCCCGGCGAACGTCGGTTGGTTTATCGAAACCCACGCGGCCGGGTCGTTCGAGAGGTCGACCAAATCAGGGACCGCTAGTAAGTCGATGCCGCTACTGCTCTTTCACGACAACCGGTCGTTCCCGATCGGCCACGCCGATACCTGGCGACATGACGACGCGGGCATGTGGGGCGTCTGGCGACTGAACGACCGGCCCGAATCCCAGGCCGCGGCGAAGGCCGCCGACGACGGCGACCTGACCGGGCTGTCCGTGGGTTTCCAGCCGGTCCGGTCCGATTGGGACTACGTCGAGGACTACGACCCCGACCTAGGCCCGGGCCATATGGACAAGGTCACCCGGCTGGAATCCCGACTACTGGAGGTTTCCCTGACGCCGACCCCGGCGTTTACCGACGCGGGCGTGTCGTTGGTCCGGTCGGCCTACTCGCTACAGAACCGGGCCGCAATGGTGCCGCGGAAAGATTCGGAACTGGATCGTTGGCGCGAGATCGCCGACGAGCTACGATCCGGGTCGAACCAATAGCACGCGGTCGAACCCGCCCGATCTCTCGGGCCCGGCCCGGCCGGGGCCGTCGAGGCCTCGACCACCCGGGAACCACGGATAGGACACTTCGACGCCCGCCCCTATGCGGTCCCGTCAGTGTCCTATATCGGAGGTAACCGCAATGGCTAACGCCGTACTCGAATCGCTCCGCGCCCAACGGGCCGAGCAGGTCGCCACTATCGACGCGATCCTTTCCCAGGTCGACGGGCGCGATCTCGTCGACGCCGAGCGGGGTCTACTGGAGGCGGCCCGGGGCCGTATCCAACAGATTGACGCCCAAATCAAACCGTTGGAGGAGTTCGAGTCCTTGCGCGATTCGCACTCGGCCGCCCTCGACACGCTGCCCACCCGGGCCACGGTCCCGGCGGTACCGCGCCGCGTCGACGGGGGCGACCGGACCTCGCCGTACTCGACGGCCGGGGCGTTCGTCGTCGACTACCTGCGGGCTATGGGCATTGTGGAACGGGGCCGCCCCGACGCCGACGCTATGGCCCGGGTACAACAGGCCCGAGCGGTCGCCAACCAAACCACGCCCGATACGCCCGGTATCCTGCCGACGCCGATCGTGGGACAGGTCGTCAATATCATTGACGCAAACCGCCCTTTCATCACGTCGTTAGGCGGCGCTAAGGCCCTCGGCGGGATTCCCGGTACGACGTTCTCTCGCCCGATGATTACCCAACACGTGATCGTCGACGAACAGACGGCCGAGAAAACCGAACTGCCAAGCCAGAAAATGACGATCTCGCAACTGCCGTTCGCGAAAAAGACGTACGGCGGTACGGTCGATATTAGTAGACAAGACATTGATTGGACCCAACCGAGCGCGTGGGACATTCTCGTTCGCGACCTGGCCGACGTGTACGCCCGGCAGACAGAACAGGCGATCGTGCGGGACTTCGCGGCCAAGGCGACGGGTACGGCGGTCACGATGGGCACGGCCGGGACCGCGCCGTCGTTGCAGGATTGGACCACGGCCCTCTATACCGCGGCTATGCGGTCGTATAACTCGGGCCTGCGAATGCCGGACCGGATTTGGTGCAGTCTCGATGTGTGGGCGTCCCTCGGGTCTATGGTCGACGCGACCCGGGTGGTCCTGCCGCCCGACGCGTCGGTCGGTGGCGACGCTATGGATAGCTTCGACGTCGGCGCGAGTTCCCTCGCAAACTTCCGCGGCGACGTTCTCGGCCTGCCGCGCATCGTCTGTCCGCAGATGACGGACGGTACGTGCATCGTCGGCCCGTCGACCCTGTTCGAGGCGTACGAGGAAGTTATCGGCCTGCTCTCGGTGATCGAACCGTCAATCCTCGGGGTCGAGGTCGCCTACGGCGGTTATGTGGCGTGGGGCCATCTCGACCCGGGGGCGTTCGTGCCGCTGACGATCGCCGGGACCCTGCCGACCGTCGCCGAGCATTCGTCGTCGAAGTCCTCGGCCAAGTCGAGTAGCTAGTTCGGTGGCGACCTGGCCCGCCCTGAAAGACGTTCGAACCCTGCTCCGGTTGCAACCGGATTCGGTCGAGGACGGCGTGATCCAATCCGCCCTCGACGCCGCGATCGACTACGGCAACCGTCGCACGAACTACGCATGGGACCCGAACGCCACGCCGTCGCAATGGCAAACCGGCCTACCCGACGCCGTCTATCAAGCGTGTCTGTTGCATGCGGCCCGCTTGTACCGGCGTCGGGATTCCCTCGACGGGACGGTTGGTTGGGGCGACCTCGGCGTGATCCGGGTGGGCCGGGTCGACCCCGACGTTGCCAGTCTGTATGACACGGTCGGCCCGATGGTTTTCGGATGAGTTGGGACCGAACCTCCGCCGCGGCGGCCCTGGCCGACCTGCTCATATCGGCTACGGCCGCCGCGGTGACCGTGTTCACCCATCCGCCCGCCACGTTCAACGCCCCGGCGTACATCGTGGCCTACCCGACCACGGTCACCAAGCACGAACCGGCGTTTGCGATCGACGTCGCCGAATGGATACTGACCGCCGCGGCCGGGGCCGACGACCCCGATACCCTCGACGGCCTGTTGTCGACCGCGGCCGACGCAATCGAAAAAGACATGACGCTGGGCGGCGCTGTGCAGATTTGCCGCCCGACGATGTGGCGCAACTACCGGGTGTCGGTCATCGGTGGGGCCGAACTGTTGTTGGCCGACCTCGTTTTAGAAACCCGTATGTAGAAAGGAAAAAACGGTATGTCCTTGCCGCCCGATCCGACCCCGCCGGTAGCAACGCCGGTCATGATGACCGACACCTACGTCGAGATTGCCGGGGCCAACCTGAAATGCCTGGCCGAGTCCGTGTCGATCGAACCGGAGAACAAGCCCATTGAAGTAACGACGTTCTGCGGGATACAGGACTACCCGGGCCCGGTGAAATGGCATTTCAAGGCGAAGCTACTCCAGTCGTTCGATACCGGGGCGACCGACGACACGTTGTACGGGGCCCTACAGGCCTACGCCACCGATGGGACGGCCGTCGATTTCAAGGTCCGGCCCTACGCCGGACGGGCGATCGGCCCGACCAATCCGCAGTTCGAGGGAGAGATGATCCCGCAACCGTACACACTGTTCGGGGGCGACGCCGGGACCGCGTCCGAGGTCGACATTGATTGGATCATGACGGCCGAACCGACGAAGACGGTGGCCTAGGTGTGGCTACCGGCGTCGTCGAGGTCGCGGGCCTCACCGCGCTCCGGAAGGACATAAGCCGACTGACCGAGGACCAACGGTCGCCGCTTTATCAGTCCCTCAAAAATGCCGGGTACGCCGCGGCCCAACCGGTCGCCACCCGGACCCGGGCCACGATCCCGCGCGGCCAGCGGACGTCCGGCCGCCTACAGAACGACGTCCGGGTGTCAGGGGCCCGTACCGGGGCCTCGGTTCGCATGGGCCGGGCGTCGGTTCCCTACGCCGGGTGGATAGAGTTCGGCGGTTCCCGCCCGGACCGCTCCACCCGGCCCTACCAGGCCTCGGGCCGGTACCTGTTCCCGGCCGCCTACGCGGAACGGACCCGGGTCTATGCGGCCTACTCGAAAGCGATCGAACAGGTATTCGGGTCCGATCGGATATGGACCAACGCAACCAACAATCCCGGGAGTGTGACCGAATGAGCTACGCCGACGACGACGCGGTGATTGTCGACCTCGACCACCCGTTGCGCATGTCGGCCGACTGCCTGCGGGCCCTGCGTAAGGCGACCGGCCGCACGATGACCGACCTGTTACAGGACGACGACGACGAGGTAACCCGGTTTCAAGTGATGGCATTCGCCGAGCTTTACCGCCGGTTCGCCCGCCTCGGCCACCTTCCCGACTCGGCCGAGATTTGGGACCGGGCCGGGGCCGTCGACCTTGATTTCCCGGCCGCAGTAGTGGACCCTACGCCCGAAGGACCCTCGACAACCTCGCCGCGTTCTGCCGGTACTGGCGAATGACCCCGACCGAGGTCGACGCCCTCGACGGCGACACCTATACCGCATTCGTGCGGTACATGGCCCGAGAGGCCCGCGAGATAGAGAAAGCCAGTAAGGCTAAGCGCTAATGGCTGGCCCGTCGATCGTCGTTCGCGTCCTCGCCGACATTAAAGGGTTCGCCGGGTCGCTGAAAGGCGTCGCCGAGGAAGGCAAGGGCGCGGCGGCCGGGATGCACGAAGCATTCTCCGGGATGCTTAACACGCTGAACAAGACGGGCGTACTCGGGCCGTTCGGCGAATCCCTCGCGACGATCAACGATTCGCTCGAAAGTATCTCGAAAAAGGGCAAGGGCATTAGCGACATGCTGCTAGGCGTCGGGGCCGCGGTGACCGGCGTCGGCGTCGGCCTGTCGGCCCTCGGCAGTAAGGACAAATCCTCACAACAACAGTTGAAGGCCGCCATAGCGGCGACCGGTAGCAGTTACTCGACCTACGGTGACGAGGTCGAGAAGGCGGTAAAGCACAACGAAAACTTTGGTCAGTCGGCGTCCTCGACGCAGGACGCCCTACGGGTCCTGACGCAGGCAACCGGCAGTCCGGCGAAGGCCCTCGAACTGTTGGGTACCGCGACCGACCTGGCCGCGGCCAAACATCAAAACCTGTTCGACGCGGCCACCGATCTCGGCAAGGTCTACAACGGCAACACCCGGTTGTTGAAGGAATACGGGATTACCGTCACGAAGTCGGCGAACACGCAGAAACTCGCCGACACGGCCTCGAAGGCCGCCGCCGCCTCGGACAAGGCCCTAGCGACCGCGAAGCAACGCCTAACCATCTTGGAGGCGACCGACGCCACCAAGAAACATCTAACGACCGTCGAGTCCCTACGGTTGAAGGCGGCCCAACAGGCCGTCACCGACGCGGCCAACAAAGCCCGGGTCGCGCACGCCAACCTGGCCGCGGCCCAAGAGAACGCCAAGAAGAAAACCGACGACCATAAGACGGCCGTCGACGAGCTTGGGGCGAAACTGAAAGGACAGGCCGCCGCCTCGGTCGATTCGTTCAGCGGGAAACTCAAAGTCATGACGACCAAGGTCGAGGACCAGGCCGCCGCCTTCGGTCAGAAATACGGCCCGGCGATCACGGCCGCGGGGGCCGTGACGACCACGGCCGGGGGCGTGATCAAAACGACCTCGGGAATCATGGATTCGTTTAGCAAGGCCTCGAAAACGGCCGAGTCCGCCACGAAGGACGTCGCCGCCGCCGAAGAAGGGGCCCAAGCCGCGTCGTCGTTGCTGGCCGGGGCGTCGGGTATCGGCCTGGTCGTTCTCGCCATCCTGGCCCTGATCGCTATCGGTTACGTGATCTACCGCAACTGGTCGACCATTTGGAACGGGATAAAGGCCCTGTTCGAAATGGTTTGGAACTGGCTCAAAGCCAACTGGCCGCTACTGCTAGGCGTCCTGACCGGACCGTTCGGCCTGGCCGTCGCCCTGATCTATAAGTATTGGGATCAGATTTGGAGTCTGCTTACGTCGATCGCCGGGAAGGTCGCGCACATCGCCGGTACGTTCTGGCATTGGATTTCGGACGCGTTCAACACAACCGTGTCGGCGATCACCCGGGCGTGGGCGTCCGTGTGGGCCTGGTTCTCGGGGCTACCTCGGGCGATCGCCAATGCGGCGGCCGGTATGTGGCATGGGATAACCGACGCGTTCGGTACCGTCCTCGGCGGCCTCAAACTGGCGTGGGGCGCGGTGACCGGCTGGCTGGCAGGCCTGCCGACCGACATAGCTAACGGCGTGTCGGGAATGTGGGACGGAATCTGGAATGCCTTTAAGGGCGTGATCGACAAAATCATCGGCCTATGGAATGAGTTCGCCGGACTGACCGCTATCCATGTCCATATCCCGATCCCGTTTACGAAAGGGATCAACTTTGACCACGGCCCGGTGATCCCGTCGATACCGATGTTGGCCGCGGGCGGCCTCATGACCTCGGACGGTTTGGTCTACGCCCACGCGGGCGAAGTGATCAGTCCGGCGCCGCGCGGTGCGGGCCCGGCCGTGGTGATCAATGACGCCCATTTCGGTGAGGCGATCGACGTTGACCTATTCATGGCCCGCGTGGCCTGGTCGGTAAGGACGGCCCGGGTATGACGTGCGTTCGCAAGGCCTGGCTAACCCTCGGGGCCTCGACCCTGCTCCTAGAGGACCCGACGAAGGGCTATTTCTGTACCGAGCTAAACCTAGGTTGGCCCGACGTGCGCGAGGTCATCAACAACCGGCCCGACCAGGACGGGGCCGACGACCGTACGACCTACTTCGGACCTCGGGCGATCACGGCCGCTATCACCGCGATCGCCGGGGCCGGGGCGAACATCGACGGGGCCGCCTCACTGTTCGCGCCGTTTATGAGTCCGGCCGCCCGACCGCAACTGCACTACGTCCTAGACCGGCCCGGGGCGGCCGAACGGGTCCTGACCGTGCGGGCCTCGGGCTATCAATGGCCGATCGTCGGCGACAAGCAACGGGACGTTCAGTTGGCGTGGGTGGCGGCCGACCCGTTACCGAAGGACGTGGCGGTCAGAACCTCGACGGCGTACGCCGGGGCGTCGTCGGGGCCGGGCCGTATCTACAACCTGACGTTCAACCGGCTTTACCCGGTCGGGGGTGGGTCGTCGTCGGTCGGGATCATTCACGGCAACGGCGACGTGTGGTTTGGGCCGGTCTACCGGATCTATGGGCCGATCACGCAACCGGACTTACAAATCCTCTTGTCGGGCCACGGGGTACCAATGCGCATCCTGTTCGACCCGGGGTTTAGCATCGCCGCGACCCATTACGTCGACCTCGACTCGACCGCCCATACCGCCCGGTTGGACGGCGACCCCAACCAATCGGTTTACGGGTCGATCGAATGGTCCGCCTCGAACTGGTCGAAACTGACGCCCGGGGTCGACAACCTGTTGACGATTCACGGAACCTCGACCTCGGGCGTGTCGCAGGTCCTGGCGACCTGGCAGGACGTGTACCTGACATGACGACCCCGGTACCGACCGGCCGCGGCCGTTGGCGGTTCTTCCTGTTCCAGCGCGCATTCTCCGACGTGTCCGACTGGTCGACCCTGGTCATCGCGGAGTTGACCGGGGCCCGGAGTCGGCGACTGGTCCAAGTCCTGAACGGGGCCGCCGAAATGACGTTGACCCTCGACGGTCGCGACCAGGCCGCCGCGATGGTGGCCGAACTGGCGACCGATCTCGTCGCGTTCCGCTGGGACGAGGCCTCCGGTACCGACCTGCCGATGTTTCGGGGTCCTGTCACCCAATCCGAGGACCAAGTGTCAGAGCAGGCCCACACGGTCAACCTGACGGCGTGGGATTACTTCAAAATGCTGTCGCGACGGTTCACGACCCTGGCCTATACCGCAACCCAACAGGACCAGGACGTTATCGTTCGCGACCTCTACAACATTGGGGTCGGGGCCACGTCGAGTATGGGCGGGACGTTCCCGCCCTCGGGTGCGCCGGTTGCGTTGACGCCCGGTAGCTACCTGCCGATGCAACCGGCCTACGTCAAACCGGACGGGACGGGCCGGGCGTTCGGGGCCGGGGTCCTGCGGGACCGGGCCTACCCGCCGCAGACCCAACTAGATACCGCCCTCGACGACCTCGCCCACGTCCTCGGCGGTTTCGACTACGACGTCCTCGCGTTCTCGGGAAACGTCATGGGCGGGTCGACCCGCTATGACGCCCTGCGGGTTTGGTACCCGGTACGCGGCATCACCCGGACCACGCCCGAGCTTGTCTACGGGGCGTCCGTGTCGAGTCTGACCCGGACGGTAACGTCGGCCGACTACGGCAACTACTGGCGCGTCGTCGGCAACAACCAAAGTAGCAACGCCACCGACCCGCAACGGTTTTCCGAAACGTGGAATCCCGACGCCGCGTCGGGGTCGGCCGGATCGCCCGGGCTATGGATGAGTGCCGACAACGCCCCGGACGTCACCATCCAAACGACCCTCGACCAACAGGTACAAGGGGACCTGAACTACTACGGGACGTTGACGCCGACCTACGCCCTGGTCCTGCGGCCCGGTTTCTACGCCTACGGTGCGCCGAACATCGGCGACGTGGTTCCGTTGTTCGTGCGGTCCGGCCGCCTCGACGTCCAAGCCTCGGTTCGGGTCGTCGGCATCACTTACGACGTCGGCGACGACGGCAACGAGGACGTGACGTTGACCGTCGGCCGCCCGCCGGTTGGTTTCGCTCAAATCCTGCGCGGTCCGGTTCGCGACATAGACGCGCTTGTCAGGAGGTAAGGAAGATGGGCCGAGTTTGCCAATGGGTCCAAGCCGGGAGCTACGCCGCGTCCGACGACCGGAACCTGATCGCGGCCCTCTGGCCGGGGCCCGCGACGACCGGGTGCGCGGTGGCCCCGATCGGCGGCGCGATGAATGTGCAAATCGCGCCCGGCAAGGTCGCCGTACCGTCACAGAACAACACGGGGTCCTCGTTGTGTTCGTCGAGTGCGGTCGAACAGGTGACGTTGACCCCGGCCGCCGCGCAGGACCGCATAGACCTCGTGATTTGCCGCCCACAGGGGGCCGACCTCGACGGGGGCGCGAACACGGGATTCATTTTCGACGTGGTGACCGGCGTACCGGCCGCCTCGCCCGCCGTCCCGGCGACCCCGGCCGGAACCGTAAGCCTCGCGCAGGTCCGGGTGCCGACCGGATCGGCCGCCATCGTGGCCGGGAACATTACCGACGTACGGCCGTGGGGCCTGGCCGTCGCCGGGGCGACCGCCCTGCCGCCGCCGCTCCTGTCGGGGTCAACCGTCCAATCGTTCACGGATCAGTCGGGCGAAGTGTGGGTAGCGAAAAATGGTGTCAACGGCGGCGCGTGGAAAAAGGCCCGCGACGTCCTGTCCGCCCGGTGGGGCCGTAGCGCCGCCCTCACCATCGGGACCGGGTCGACGGGAATCAACATGGATACGGTCGCCCGGGACCCCTACGGGCTTTACGTCACGGGTGATCGCTATAGCGCGCCGATTCCCGGTTGGTACCTGATTAGCGGCATGGTCGGATTCACGCCCACGGCCGCGGGGCAATATGTAACCGCTCGCCTGTATATCAATGGGGGAGTGTTGAACGCGATCGTCGGGGCTTTCTCGGGTATCTCGTCCGCCAACGTCGGCCTCGCCGTACCGATCTACCTGAACGCCGGGGACTATCTGCAACTTATGGCGACCGCACCGAATCTGGCGCTAGCGACCGCCACGTGGACGTGGTTCAGCATGCAATACACCGGTACCGGATGAAAGGGACCCTATGAGCTACCAAACACAAGCGGCGCTAGAGGCCGACTACTGGTTTCAGCAACGGACGCGCGCGACCGCCATACAACAGGCCGACACGTTCAAGGACGACCAACGGCCGAACTACGTCGCCGTAGCCGAGGCCGTCCTACGCGACGAGGCGGGCCCGACGCAGGCCTTCACCCGGCTAGGCGCGGCCGGGCCTGGGATCGCCGACAAGGTCGACAACGGCGACGGAACGATTGATTCCGCCAACGTCACCGACGCCGACCTGTTGTCACTCACCCAAGCCAACTGGCAGGTCGTCGCGGCCCTCTACTTCAACGACGACGGGACCCCGAAAGGTGCGACATGACCCCAACCGACCCCGGACCGATGCACGATCCCGACGAGGACGAACCGGGCGACGACTCGGCGACCTGGCCGGAACCGGCCGACGACCCGGCCGAGGAGCCGTCCCACGATGGCCCTTAACCGGGTCCCGATCCCGTCTCCCAACTACTCATCCCGGGGCGGTACGGCCGTCCGGTTGATCGTCCTGCACACGGCCGAAGGGGCCTCGAATATTCACGACCTCGGGGCGTTCTTCGCCAATCCGTCGAGTGGGGTTAGCTCACACGTCGGGATCGATGACACGCCCGGGACGGTCGGCGAGTACGTCCCGAGGTCCGGCAAGGCATGGACCGCGGCGGCCGCCAATCCCTACGCCGTCCAAGCCGAGCTATGCGCGTTCGCCGAATGGGACCCGGCGACCTGGCAGGCCCACCCGACCATGCTTGCCAACACGGCCGCGTGGATCGCCGAGGAAGCGGCCGCGTTCGGTATCCCGATCGTGGGCCTGTCGGCCGCGCAGGCCCAAGACGGCGTGACCAGGGGCGTATGCCAACACGCCGACCTCGGGGCGGCCGGGGGGGGGCATTGGGATTGCGGGCCCGGATTCCCTATGGCCGACACGATCGCGGCGGCCCGAGGGTCCGGCGTAGCGGTACCGACGACAACGGAGGGAACAGAAATGATCGCGTCGACCTCGACCGGCAAGGGCTATTGGACGGCGACCTACGACGGGGCCGTGTCGGCGTTCGGCGACGCCCAATACCACGGGAACGTGTGGGGCCAACTGGCCGGTACCGCGATCGTCGGCATCGCCGGGGCCGGGACGGATGGCTACTGGCTACTCGGATCGGACGGGGGCGTTTTCGCGTTCGGGTCCGCGGGCTACTACGGACGCCCTGACCGAGTGTGACCCCGGCCCGGCGACTGGCGACCCTCATCATCCTCGGGGCGGCCGTCCTCGCCCTCGCCCTTATCGTCCTGGTGACCGCCCGGCGAGTCGAGGAACACCTACTAGCGGTCGTCGGCATCCTCGGCGGCCTGGCGATCGTGGTCGTGTCGTTGCCGGTCGACCGCCCGAAGTAGTCAGGGGGGCCCGGCCGGGCCTGTCCTGGCAAGACATGGCTACGGGGCCCGGCCGGGCCGTCGGGGGTTATACCACGCCCGTGTGACATTCATCCCGCCCGGGTGATCCGCGGCCCGGTTCGAGGCCGGTACTACGGTCCGTCCCGGGCCGGGGCCCGCGACGTTTCACCGGTCTGGCGCACGGGTCCCGGCCCCGAACAGGCCGAAAAAATCAATCGAGAAATGGTGCCATCGTTGGTGCCTTACGTGCGCGTTCGCCCTGGTCACGATCCGTCAACCTCCGGAAACCGTTTTTAGATAAGTCCTGGTCAGGGGCCTAGGCCGGACCCGTAGGAACAATCAAAACCACCTTGCCAAGGTGAGG